AGACCAAGCTACAGTGAAAGAACCTCGGCGCAGAGAAGATACAATTGATTTGTTTGAAACGCCTAGTCAAGAAACTACAGCACAGGATACTGTTATAGATAGGCTTATTAAAAAAGGTTACACACAAGAAGAACTTCTTGAAATGCCCGTAGAAGATTTCAAAGAAATAGTACGTGCACACTTGCAGGCTGGCAACCAAATAAATGTTCATAATGAGGGAGCAACTGGTAATCCTTTAGCTAACCCGACATTGCCCGGACTCAAGGCAGATACACCAGAGGCACAGGTAGAATACAATAACGATTATACGGAATGGGAATCTAAACAACCAAGAAGAGAACTCCCCACACAGGAAGCTGGTTCATTCGACCCAAATGCTGCCTTTAAAAAAGAGGCTGAGGATAATGGAGTAGTCTTCGTTGGGATGAATGAGATACGGCCTGGTTACAGCGTACCTACATTTCGCAATGATGCTACAAAATCATTCTTTTCTTTAACAAGGCCAAACCAAACAGTAAAGGATGCTAAGGCTGAACATGAGAAATCTTATGGTTTTACCACTGAAACACCTGACCCAAAGAAGTTGCGGGAAGACCATAAGCGTAGAGAAAAGCTTGCTGAGAAAGTAAAGAAAGATGTTCTTACTTTTGGTAAAGGCGCTACGTTCTTGAAGCGTGGTGCTGGTGGTGCGCTCATTAGAGCACAACGGCTTGCCAATAAATTCAGACAGGATAAAAAGTTAACGCTCAAGGGTGAGACTATAAACAACGCTGCCGACCTAGCTATCGCCGCACAAATATACAGAGATGAACGGGTAGAAACTTTCCGTGTTGTGTGGGTTAAGGATAACCAAGTTGCACACGAAGAGGGTTATTCCTCGCGCTTACCTAATGCAACCGGAATATCAAAAGATAATGATTTAGCCAAGTTTGCATCTTGGGTAAATAGTACAACCAGTAGACTTAGTGCAGATAAAGTATATATCATGCACAATCATCCTTCTGGTAACCCACGTCCTAGTGCCGAAGACAGAACGCTTACTGCAACACTTGGCTCTGGAAAAAACCCAAAGAGACTGGTTAGTAAATTTGCGGCACATGTTGTAATAAATGATAAGACCTACGCTGTAATAGACAGCAGGGGATTTTTTGCTGGGAAGGATTTGCCTTCCGCTGCTAAGCAACAAAACGGTGTAATTAATCCCACACTTGGTACAGTTGCACCTGGGGCAGAAACAGATTATATCGCTTTTTACGCCAAAGACTTGAAGGTTCAAAAGAACTATGTTACTACATTCTTTTGTTCTTCAGAGGGTGTTATTAATGCGATTATGGACTTGCCGTTAAACCTTGTCAAGTCAAATGAAATTCATAATTTTCTCAGAGGTCAGGCCAGAGAAAACGGCGGTGGAAGAATATTTATGTATGCTTACTCTGTCGATGCAATAGGCGCAGATACTATAAAGAATCTTGTAACAGAGGGAAGCATCGAGGACGTTTCTGTTGGTAGCGGACTGGCTACAACAAGTGCTAACAAGATGTTGTCTATCAATGATAATGAAGTAAATAAATTATTTGGAAAAGATATAGATGAGTATGGTGTTTTTAGAGTACGTGAAGCACCAGTCCCATTTGATGAAGCAATACCTGAAGAAGCTGAAGCTAAACGCAAGGCTTATGAAGATATCCAAAGAGCTATTGTAGAATTGCCAGAGTTGGTTGAGATGGTTGTTACGTTGACTGGTAAATTTCCAAAAATAAGAAAATTTCTTGGAAAGGCTCTTGGCAAATTTAGAGAAGGAAACGGAGCTATTGATTTACTTGCGGCACAGACACCAGAACAAATGGCTAAAACGCTCGCCCATGAAATTGGGCACATGGTTGATTGGCTTCCTGACAGCTATTTAAAACGTGGAAACATTCTTGCAAAGATTGCTGCTGTTCAAAAATACACTAAGAAACTTTTAGAAGAATATCCTGACTCTCCGAATAAAGTGCTCACTGAAGAAGACCGTGCGAGATTGCGGCAAGAAGCCACAAAGACCATGCGTAAGCAACATGGTAATATTGTTGAAGAAATAACAAGAGAAGTTCCTAAATATGCTGAGGCTGGGATTACTCCAGAAATGATTCTTGGCTTGTTGAGAGGAACAACAACTCAGCCAAAGATTGTTTTAGACTACCTTAAAACTCTAAATAGTTCACAGATGGTAGAGATTGCCAAACAAGCATTCAATGGGCTTGTCAATGAAAGAATAGCAAACCTACAGGAACGAACAGTTGTTGGCACAGAAACTGTGACAGAACAAACTGTTCGTCCTAATGAGGACATTAACAAGCTAATCAATGAACGGTATGCTGAGCTTATCAAAGAAGAAGTTGAGAAACGCAGACTCTTTGAAAAAGAAGTTATCATGGAAGAGCTTAAAGCGCTTACTCAAAAATGGAACCCAATTCCTGAAGATGCTACTGAAGGGTACAAGAAATACAGAAACTCACCTGCTGAGCTTTACGCTGATGCTATAAGTGTTTTGATGAATGACCCACAGATGTTTGCTACAGAAGCTCCTGTGTTTAATAAGGCATTCTTTAACTACATGGATAGAAGACCTTCTTTTAAGAAAGCCTTTGACAGCATACAAGAACGCTTGACAGATAGAGACCAAGTGCTTAAACACAGACTTGAGTTTATTGATGCAATGGCTAAGCACGGAGCAGAGAAACGAGCACAGGTTACTGAGGAAAAACGTAAGGCCGATGAGCTTTCTCCTAGTTTATTGTGGCATACAATACGCAAGGTGCTTGACACAAGTAATATTAAGTATATTGAAAAAGTAAATGAGTGGATACGTCAAGGAAAGTTCGTGGCTGACCACCAGCGCATAGACTATCTCATAGAACAATTACCATATGTTGATTCAAAGATAGCTGCCTATACAATTACTACGCAGAAGTTATTTGAGAAAGCCGAGAAAGATGGTATTACCTTACAAGACATGCATAGCTTCCTTACTCTTGAAAGAATTGCTTTCGATAAGGGCAGGGCTACAATAGCTAACCCTGGTGGTCTTTCAGTAGAACCAGCCAAAGAGTTGCTCGATTATATAAAGCGTCAGGCCATAGAACAACATGGCGAAAAAAGATATAATGACTTAGTAAAGTACGCAAATGAGTTTAGGGAACTATTCTATGAACATGTTACTAAACCATGCTTAGAGGCGAATTACTTGCCGCCAAAGCTTGCGACAGCGTTAGAAGAGAATAAACATTATGTCACGTTCTCTCATTTTAATATTGAACAGGAGTTTAATAAACAATTCTCTAATCAGTATGGTGCTAAGATATATCCTCAGTGGGGTGGTCTTGGAGAAGTTGACAATGTTGCTGTAGCTACTATGTTGAAGGGCGTATCTCTAATCAGGGCTGCCCATTATCACACAACAAAAATGGGTATAGTACAAACACTGTACGAAATTGGAAACGAGAAAGATATAATCAAAGCACCTAGGGGATTACGAGGAGTTGATTTTGCAAATCCTCCAGAGGGCTATGGGCTTATTGTTTTGTCCCCCAACGGAAAATTAGAAGGCTTTTATATTGACCAAGAGATGGCTGAGGTCTGGAATAGGCAACCAGAGAAAGCAACAGCATTATTCAGGGTAGCTATTGCTACCAAACATATTATTGCCAAACTATTTATTGAGTGGAATGTTGGTTGGACATTAGCTAACCCAATAAGAGACTTTCTTGGTACGTGGAAAAAAATGTCCGGCAGCACACAGCATATAGTTCAGGCATATGCTAATACTATGACTGATGCGTTTAGGGCTGGCTGGGGTAAAATGCCTGAAAGAGAGCTAAGGCTTCTTCGTGATGGAGTTATCCAAGCAGATAGATTTTGGAAAACTCATGGAAATGTATTTGGTTCTGAACAGCAGGTTATTGAAAGCATAGAAAAAGAACGTAAGATTTTCCATAATGAATACAGGAAATTCTGGCACAAATTTAAAGAGAAGGGCTACGATAAGTTTCTCTTACTTCCCCCACTACTTCGTGGAATAAGTAACCTTGGAAAAGCTGGTGAACGCTGGGGTAAATTTGCTGGCGATGAGGTTGTCCGTAGAAGAATAACAGCTGGTGCAAAAATTGGCAAGCTTGAACGCAAGCATTTAATAATCACACGCTCAGGAACTCCAAACGCACTTGCCTCTGGGTTAGCTACAAAGTGGCTTGAGGTGCTATTCCCGTTTCAAAGAATAGCTGTGCAGGATACTGTTTCTGGTATTGAATCAATAAGGGAAAAACCTGGGACATATTTCTTTAAAACATTTGTGTTTAATCTTTTCCCGAAAATAGTAGCTGCTGGATTTGTGTATGGCTGGTTTTATGCGCTACTCAAATCTATGGGTGTAGATGATGAAGGGCTTGAGGCTATTGATGATGCAGCCATCCACTATAAAAGAATGTCTACATATATGAAAAGAATGTATACAGTTCTTCCGCTTGGCGGGATAGAGATAGATGGACAAACTGTATTTTTAAAGATACCGCAAGATTACACGGGACAGTCTATCGGAGCTATATTTGATGCGCTGATGTCTGGACAAATGACTGGAGTTACTGGAACGCTTGGGGCAGTAGGAGGCTACCAACCCTATAATATGAACCCGTTTATTTCAACCTTCTTTGACTGGTGGAAATATTATCAAACTGGTGAAATACCAGTAAACTTTTATGGTTCTAAAATAATGTCCCCACAGGTAGCTGCCGCTGGCGGCACGGATGCCTTTAAAGCCCTGTCAAGAACCACATGGAATGATTTTTTTGGTGGCGGTTTCTACAAATTCCAGAGTGAAGGAGTTGAAAGAATAGAACCACAGATTAAGAAAGCGATGGGTTCTTTTCCTGGCAATGCTCTTGGAAGATTTGTTGGTGTCAGTGAATCTGGAATAGAAGAAGAGGCTCGATTAATTACAGAAAAGGTTAGAAAGGCTGATGCCAAGAGGATGATTGGTATAAGACATGACGTGTTAGACAGAATAAATGCAGGTGATGTAACTGTTAATGAAAATGTACTTTTTGAATATTGGGATGAGGCTGTAAAAAAAGGTGTAATAGACCCAGTCAAGCAACCATTTAGGGAATTTCGCAAGACATACCTGAAAGTAAATGCGCGCAGAGAAGGTTCGTCATACTTAAGAGCCTTTGAAAATACACAGACCACAAACGAAAGGTCTGCTCTTTTGAGAGCTTGGGAGAAAAAATATCCAAGAAAGTTTGAGGGAATTCTTAAGGAATTGATTGATAATAATTTAATGACTAGGGATTCTTGGAGACAGTATTATATCGACAAAGAATCCGAGGAATAATAGAGGTTGACAGTATACACATATATGGTGTATGATACTGAAAATAGGAGCATAATATGAACGCTATTGGCATGGTACAGGTTAAATCGGCTGAAGAAGTCACAAGAGAAGAACTCGCAAGAAACGAGGAAAGAGACAGGACTGACAATGCTGTTGCCGATGTTATTACTTCGCTTGGGCAATACATAGACAGGAGATGGGCTGACGCTAAGAGAGTTAAGGAAAGTATCGAAACTGAAATGCTTGAATGTCTTAGGCAGTGTCGTGGTGAATATAGTCCCTCAAAGCTTGCTGAAATAAGACAAGTCGAGCAACCGGAAATCTGGATGAATATAACAGATACCAAGTGCCGCAATGCCGTTGCTTGGATAAAAGATATTCTCTTTCAGCCAACTGGCAGGATGTTTGGTATTGAGCCAACACCCGTGCCGGAATTGCCAGAAGAAATAGCGAGTAAGGTTGAGACTAGTGTTGTGCAGACATTTATTTCTGAGGCGGTTATGTATGCCCAGCAAACTGGACAAATGGTTAACCCTGAACAGCTAAGAGAAATGATGGTTCAGAAAGCTGATGAAATAAAAGACCATGTTAAAAAAGAAATTGTCCGTATATCGAAAAGACTCTCTGAAGATATAGAAGACCATATAGACGATGATTGGTTGCAGGGTGGATACTATGAGGCTATCAATGCACTTATAGATGATGTTGTGCGGCTTAAAGCTGGGGTGCTAAAGGGTGCAATATTCCGCAAGATTAAAGTGAAGCGTACTGTTGTCGGCGCTGATGGAAAACTCTCTAAACAAGTAGAGGAAAAGATTATTCCACAGTATGAACGGCGCTCTCCTTTTTGTATCTTTCCTTCTCCACGAAGTGTTGATGTAAATAGCGGCGACTTGTTTGATGTAATTAAATTAAGACCAAAAGATTTATATGACCTTATTGGCGTTAGCGGATATAAAGAAAAAGAATTGCGTGATGTGCTAAGAGAAGCACAGACTGGTGGAATAAATAATAAATGGCTTGGACTTTCACAGACAGCCCTTGAAGCTATTGGTGAAGATAATCCACAAACTTCTTCTGGACAATATCCAGAGGAAAATATTTATGCACTAGAATTCTGGGGAGAAATACCTGGCAATCTTTTAAAAGAATGGGGATTGGAAAACGTAACAGATGAAGAGGCAGACTATAGTTGCTGTGTATGGAAAATTGGAACCCATATAATAAAGGCAATGTTAAACTACGACCCTCTTGGAGAGAAACCGTTTTTTAAAACTTCCTTCCAGAATGTAAATGATTCTTTCTGGGGCGGCAGTGTGCCAGAGCTTATAGCAGATTGTCAACAAGTATGTAATGCCTGTGCAAGAAGTATCTTGTCTAATGTTGCCATTGGAGCATTACCACAAATAGGTTTGAACGTAGACAGATTAGAACCTGGCGCAAGTAGAAAAATCTGGCCTGCAAAAGTATGGCCTATGACCAGTGAAGAAATGGCTAGCGGTGAGAAACCAATAGAATTTTGGCAGCCAGTAATGGTTACAGAAAAGCTTGCTAATATGTATGCAATGTTTTCTAAGATAGCTGATGAACACTCAGGTGTTCCTGCATACGCACACGGCGACTCGCAAGTAGGGGGAGCTGGTAATACCGCGTCCGGGCTTAACATGTTGATTACACAGGCTGCTCGTGGCATCAAGGCTGTTATCAGAAATATTGACAATGATATTATTATTCCTTCGGCTAGGTCACATTACGATTATCTTATAGATAACTCTGATGTGTTTGGACTTGTTGGAGATTACAATATTATTGCGAAGGGAACTTCTGCGTTGATAGCTCAGGAACAGCAGGCTACACGCAAGATTGAATTTCTTGGACAGACCGCTAATCCGGTTGATATACAAATTATCGGTGCGGAAAACAGAAAGAAAATGTTGTTTGATGTTGCTAAGTCACTCGGCATTGAAATAGACGAGACAGATATACAACCACAACAGCAACCACAAATGCAAGGTTCAGCTCCACCACCTAACCCTCAAGCATTAGACGCTGCTGGAAATCCAGCTCAGGGTGTAGATACTAGGCAGTTTAATCCAGAGGCTCGTGCGGCTGGTGGCGAAGTAAGGGCTGGCAAGCCATACAAGGTTGGTGAACTTGGAGAGGAATTGTTTGTTCCGGGGAAGGATGGTTTTATAGTGCCTAATAGTCAGCTCAATCCTAATTCGTTCTTACCTATGGTACAACAGATTAATCCAGATATGCTTCCGCTTACACTGAGAGGTGCTGTATCCGGTGCTATGATGGCTGAAAATAAAACACCGATAAACACAGATGATTTACACGAACCTGGTACTGGATATGTTAAACAAGCAGAAGATATTGTACGAGAACGCAAGAAGATGTATGACGATATTGAAAAAATGCTAGATGAAGGTGCGCCTAAAAAACAAAAAGAACCAAAGAAGGATAAGTCATGATACAACCAACAGAAAATATAGTAAGGGCTATAACAAATCTCAACGGCAATCCATCATGGGAAACTATTATAGAATGGCTGAAAGATTCGTTTGATGCACAAAACAAAAAGAACAATTGGTTAACTGGGGAAGATGTCTTTCGTGGGCAAGGCAGGGGGCTCGAACTTGAGGCTATCTTAAAATACGTAACAAATGCATATGAATATGCAGAGAATTTCAAAAAAAATAAGGCGGTGTAAAGATGGAAAATATTACTTTGTTAAATAGCGTAACGGAACTATTGCAGTATTTTACTGGGACTGTTACAACCACAACGGCAACGAAAACGTACGCTTGCGCTGGAATAGGTGCTGGTCTTTCGGTCGGAGACGTGATATTAGTAGCTGGCTTCGATAATACAGATTCAAACGGGGAAAAGACTGTAGCTACAATAGCCGTTGGGAATGGCTCTATAACGGTCGAGGAAGCCATAGGAACAGGGGAAACTGATAAAGCAGGCGTTACCCTTAGGCAAATTTATTACACTGGCTGGCAGCCAGCCTATTTCTACATACAAATTGTTGGGACTGGCTACTGTGTTGGAGCTGATGTAACTGTAACCCAGCAATTTAGTTACGATATGGTGACAACTGACTTCTCGGCTGCTGCCCAAACACTTACTGCTGGTACCGGTGCAAC